GAACAAAGGTATAAATGAGAAACAACATATAACAAATATCCCGATTATGAAAAAACCTCCGAAAAAAGGTTTTTAAGGGGGCATTACGGGTTATCTCTACATCATAATAAATATATCGTGTATTGGTTTAAATTTGAATGTTTGTTTTTTTATAAAATTAAAAACATACACAACCATGTCTCAATTCCTTCAACGTATCACGTTTCCAATTAAGAATGTTGACATCTATCCTTGTTCTCAAAAGATTTGTCTCTGTGTAGAGTACCTTGACTTCGGGAATAGAGAACAGGTGAACCTCTACAAACACTGTATGATTACAAACCTCCGGAACAAGGTTGTCCCCGACCCTCCAAATATGTTCATACGGTATTCAGGTGGTAAGACCTGGCCCCACCCCCCATAATTGATTCAACGCGACCCTCGTTTGTTAGAATGATTGCATGTAAGATATCACCCTGTTTGTATTCTGTTTTTATTAGATCTAGATAGATGATCCCGTGAATACGTAAGATTAGATTAATTACTTTCATTTTTTCTTTTAATGTAGCTTCTCTAAAATAATTCAAACCCCAGGACCGCAGATCAAGATAAGCGGTACCGCGCGGCACTTCTTTCACCTTTACAAAACCAGACAACCCGATACATTCTATCACTATCTTCAGGCAGAACCGCTTGTCTTTTTTTAGTTCTTCGTTTGACGAATAATTCCATATCTTTTCAATATGATTCACTTGGACGGTTGAAAAGAAGCCATTGTATATTTCTTTGTCTTTTTTAATTTTATTAAAAGTGTCATAGATAGTCTCTTCTATTATGAAGTTCCCTCGTGGTGTGGGATCTGCATTTCTCAATTCGTAGTGTTTTTCCCCATTCAAAATGATGGAGAAAGTTGAATAGCTCGTTAGATAGTTTTGACGTAACCCATTGGTCATATGATAAATTAATGTTTCGTTCTTTTCAATGATTTTTTTTTTATTTATGATGATCTCTATACAATCGGTATTGCCTTTCAGGAAATGGGAAAGGGTGCATAATGTTTGTAACATATTATGCTATGACTCGTATAATAAATTCAAATTTGAAAGGATAATTATTATAAATGTAAAACGTTAAATAATTATCATGTCATCGTGTGAATTTCAACCACTCACAGTTGAAAGAGATTCCTCAAACACGATTGAGGAAGATATTGAGGAAGGATTACGTGACGGAAAAGGCGTACAATCTCCTCGCGTAATTCTACCACGGAATAAAAAAAAGAATATACGCGTGTGTCTTGTTATCTTTGTACTTCTTATCGCCACAACATATGCATGGTACATACTATCTAACAATGGTGATGGAGCAGAAATGGGACAACATTCTCATTTGGAAGCAAGCGCAGGAGGAGCGTGGCCTCATAGACATTTGTCCATTTATGTTCGCCGTCATCCCCACTGTGGCGAAGATGGGGTTGAATGTTGTTATATATATGGACAATACCATGACTATCCTTTAGATCCAAAAAGAATTGTAAAAAGGGACGAAAGTGGTTCGAACTGTCCCTCATTATTGACCCTCGTAAATAATTATAACGAATATAACAAAAAAAGTAGTGGGAATGTAAATTGTAGTAAGACAGAATGTTGTTCAGTTGATATTTCCCGCGATGAACTGATACGACATAATGTAACCGTTGAGGGTAGTACTGTCTTTCTTCCTGTTTCAAAAGAGACCCACGATGTTTGTCCAAGTGTTAAGACCATAATTATGGCATATGAAGACTATTACAATGGAGATGCTGATGGTATTGTAATCATACTATTGATTCTTATCATCTTCGGTTTCATTGCTGCGTAAGAGAGTATTTCTTCTGAAGAAATACTCGTGTGTTAAACTACTTAAAAATTTTATATGTGACATCGTGTCCGAGTGGTTAAGGAGAGACCGATGTGTGTGTTGGTTTGTTGATGTGATTCGTTACATCAACAATCACATCAAATTTAATTCTTAATCTTGGCTTAGAAGGAACTATGGATAGTTGATAATATCCCTTGATCCGGGATCAGAGTAGCGCGGTCCGACATGTCCCACTCCGTAATTGCCGACGGATTCTGTGCGCCCCCGCAGAGATAGGGTGTCTGCAATCATGGCTTCACTGCGGAAGCCGATACCGAAGCTATCGGCGACACGGGCCATGGAGGTCCGCCCACTGAAAATATAATTATAGATTGCTGTTTCTATGTGTGTTTCTACAGGGACATTCACTATTTCAGCTCCTTCATTGTTCAAGAGCATCAATTGATTCATTATATCCATGTATCGCTTATCATTCATGCCTTCATCATTAATTTCTTCAACGGTGTCCATGATGGACCTGGCGACACTCTTTTTAGTAACCTCTTCATTATCAGTAAGTTTCATAAACTCTTTGAGATGATAATGACTGGATCCCACAAAGCTTTCGTATGTCTTTTCTTTCTTCTTGCGCTTCTGATGCCTCTTATCCATGATTTCGGCGTGAGACATCTGATTACGGACCGAAGGACGACGGGCGAGCTTGTTATTCTTTGGCATGATTCGTTATATATTCTTTAATCCAATAATTAGATTTGAAATCAAATTTTGAAATAATATAAATGATTCACATTATTTTCTTTGAAAATAATATAAATGATTCACATTATTTTCTTTGAAATAGTATAGGATGAATCAATCATATAAGAAATTATTAATAATTCAGAGTTCAGCATGTATCGCTGAGACTTCTACTTATCCGATTGATTATATTAAGACGAGAATGCAGATAAATAATCAGAAAATATCTGCATTTGATATGGGAAGAAATATAATTCAAAAAGAACGTAAATTACAGATATATGATGGATTAAAACCATCCTTACTCCGTCATTGTATTTATACAACATTGCGAATCAGTATTTATGAAAATTTAAGAGAATCATTAAAAAATGATAAGAATTCTCTCTCTATGCCTCAGAAATATCTGATCGGAGGAATCAGTGGTGGTTTGGCTCAACTTGCTGCTTCACCATGTGACTTAATCAAGATAAGATATATTACAAAGATGGATAAGCAAAAAACCTCGCTATCAAGAACAGTTGGAGAGATATATACTGAGAATGGTATTCGTGGATTATGGAAGGGTGTCACACCTAATGTTAGTCGGGCTGTATTAGTAAATTTAGGTGAATTGGCTACTTACGATCAGGCAAAACAAAATCTTCGGTCGTGTCTTGGGTTAGAAGATTCTACTCCATTACATGTGATGGCGAGTTTATGTTCAGGTTTTGTTGCTTCAGTGTGTTGTACTCCTGCCGATGTTATCAAATCGAGAATGATGCAAACACATAGTCCTTACAGAGGTATTATCGATTGTATTCATAAGACTGTAGCAGAAGAAGGAATCTTATCATTATACAAGGGTTTCTATCCTATTTGGTTCAGATTAGCTCCTTGGCAATTAATCTTCTGGCTCACCTATGAAAGGCTGAGATTAGTATCAGGGTTAGAATCATTTTAATTCATCAAATTTGATTCACTAATTAAAAACAATTCGTGTCATATTATAATAAATGGAAATTGATAAAACTTCTCAATCTGAATTATATCGGTTATTACAGCAGGAAAATATTGAATTACAGGGGAAATATGATGAATTATTAGTAAAATATAAAAAATTATCTGAAAAAGAACATCTCTTCATGGTAGATTCGGAACAATGTAAAGGAATTACAAAAAAAGGATACAGATGTGGACAGAAAGGATTACCAAATCAAGGCGGCGGTCATATTATTCATGGTTATTGTGAATGGCATCGGTAAAGGTTACAAGTCGGTGGAAACAATGATACTATCAACTTCATCATTCTCAGTCCATGCTTCGCGTAAGATCTCAAGTCTTCTCTGTTTCACATCGATTGATGCGTGACTAGGTCTTCTCCCTTGATAGATTAGATATTCATAAGGAGTTCTATCTAAGATTTCATGATAACATTTATCAAAGTATCTTAATTTATTGGGTTCATCTTCTTCGTAAAGAGAATAATCTTTGTAATTATCAAGATATTTTCTCCCTTCACTGATTAATAATTTTATTTTGAGTTTCTCATCCGGTAAATTATAGGATTGTGTCTTTTCAAGTAAAATATTCACTATATTATTTGAGATAGAAACATACCATAAGATAATATTGATTAGATCAACATTATCTTTGAAGTAAGGATTGTTTGCGGTGGTCATCGTCGTAATGCCGACACCAGCAGAAGCTTGTAGGAAACGTAAAAAATAAGAATATATTTTTCTCAGTTTATAACTCTTATAAAGATTATAGAGATCATCGCGATAATTAATGATACTTGGTTGATGATAGATGGCTTCTTCGCCGGTCATTAATTCCAGCATGGCGGAAACACTCGGATTGAGAAAAAAATAACGGAAACACATTTATGTTACGTATAGAAATAAATTTATGACGAACAAGCTTAATGATTAGGTCCTTTAATAATCATGAAACAGATATAGATAATGAATCCAAGAACAAGTGACCATCCAATTGCTAACCAGCACTTACCACAGAGACGATCCAATTCCGCATCATTTCTTTTCCTGGCTCGGTCTTGCATCTCTTCAGTTGTTCCGTAGAGGGAGTTATTCGTGGAATGAATCATGGTTAATTATTGTTGATGGAAGGAAAGGGTAGAGAGAATCAAATTTATGTATTCATCAAATGCTCGGTTGATTTTCAATCCAAATAGTATCCTTTCTTATGTTTCTTGGCATAGCAGGTCGTGGCATAATGACCAGGTCTCCCACATCTGAAACAGATGATATCATCATTTTCGTCTTCTGAAGAATCATTTAATTCATCATAGAGTGCTTTTGATGAATCAAAATATCTCTTTCCTCTTCTTTTTGTGCAGTGGACATTTTCATGGAAGAGACATCCTTTTTCAGAATCAAATTCTTTTCCACAGTATTCGCAAGCCCAGAAAAATTCTTCCTGGCGTTTGTCAAATATTTTCTTCCCGCCGGAATTTGTTTTCGCATAACAAGTATCTTGAGAATGACCGAAGCGACCACATCTTTGACAGATTGCTTGAACCGGTTTTGCTTTAGATTTTACTTTCTGATTCATATGACAATCTTTAACGAAATGATCCGAAGAACCACATTGGAAACAATTATCATTTTCTGAATTAATCAGTTTTTGAATGAATGATTTCTCTGCATCAGATAAGATTATTTTGACCCATGGTCCTCCTCTCACATTATCTATACCGTGCTTCGCCATATATTCTTGTGTTACTCGCTGTTCGTCATGATCTTTCATATCGGGAATTAGCTGGTGAATAGAGATCGGTTTATATTTCTTGGTCCATGCTGATCCAGAAGAATCAAAGTGATTCTCCAATCTAAAATTGGGATTATCAGTTTTCCCGATATAATATTTGTTTGATTGTAGTTTCAAGGAATAGATATACACCATCTTTACTCATAAAAAGTAATGATACTTTAAATACTAAAATATCAAATTTCAGGCATGGTTTCCTTTAGAACCCGAGCAGTTCATACCTTCTTCCATCACAGGTCACCAGCACTGGAGGTTGCTTCACGGGCGCTGGCCACATAAGAGTCACACAATGAGTTCGGGCTTGTGATTGCATGTCCAAGTTCGTGTGTCCATCTCTCAATCTGAATCCCCCACCAGACAGCTCCGGCGTAGGTAAGGAAGATAAGAATATCGCGAATGAAATAACGATCCATGTTTGTTCTGCTATCAGGTGATTAAATGTTCTTACTAGGATAATCTATCTTGATATCAAATTTTGTCTTGAATTTATGATGAACAGACCTATCCTAATAAATTGTAGGAGGTCTTTATCCGATTTATTCACTACTATCATCATCATCATCATCATCATCATCATCATCATCCTCATCATCATCCTCATCATCAGACATACATTTATAGCATATCCATTTTTTAGTTCCATCTTCATCAGTCATTTCTTCACCATCATCGCCGGTTTCACACTGATGGCATTTATAGCATTTAACCAGAAATAATTCACATAATTCAATATCATGTGTTCCACCTCTAACGATAGAATCTTGTATCATTTCAATAATTTTATCACAAATACCATCTGTAAGCATGTTTTCCCACCAGTATTTTTGCATTAATAGTAATGGTTTAAATCTATCTAATGCGACCTCAACTCTATATTCACACCATTCACGAGATACTATTAGTCCAGGAAAAGAATTTAATTCAGAATGTAATATTTCAACGAGTCTATCAGAATTATAAAAGACTCCTTGTAAATCAAATTCTTCATCTGCGATGGACCCTACTTTTTTTGATTCAGATAACTGATCATTGATTTTCCTTTTGATAGCATAAAGAAGTTGTGAATATTCCGATAATGCCTCTTTCGTAATCGTGATAGGTTGTATCAGAGGTCGTCCAGCGACCTTGTTTTGCACCAAGACTGATAAAATTTCAGCGTATTTATTGGTTTTCTTTTGTGCTTCGGCGAGTTCTTCGTTCATTTTATCAATGACATTAACACCTGAAGGGTATTCATTGTAATGATCAATGATTTGTGGTTCCATGATTATTCGTTGTAAATTTCTTTGTGATAGAAAATCACATGGAATCAAATTTACATAAAAAATTTGATAATTATCATCTATCATCAGTAATAAAGAATGGATAAACAGCATTTGTTAGGTATTGTTGATAGGATAATTGAAAAATATGAAAATGATGACAAAATAGATACGGTTGATTCAATGTTCAAGCTTTTTAAGATTATAAAATACCCTGAGAGATATATTCCCAAGGAAGATGAATTTATATATGTCGGTTTTACAAGTGATTATGGGATTAATCACAAGATCCCGAACAGAGGTGTAGAATGGGAAAACTTAGTCTATTTAGAACATATTATTATCAGTTTTATATATCAGCACAATGATTATGAATTATTCTTTCCGAATGAAATTAAATCAGATGAAGAAATTGAATTTACATTGAGAAGATTACATGATAAACAATATTTGAAAGGATTAGCGACGAGTCTCCGTAAATCAGATACTAAATTAGCTTCGCGAAATTTATTGAATCGTTTTATTCACTGCGATGATAAAGATGAAGATATACCTATAAAATTTAGGGGACAACATAATATCTTTTCCGGACCATGGACAGGAGAAAAATTGCTCAGCGCTCAGGATATGTTAATAGATATTTTCATTGAGAACAAACATCTAATGCCTCTTATAGAAAAAGGTATTGTAAAGAGCACATATGAGGTTCAATTAAGAGAATATTATTATCAGACTCTTTCAGAATTATTGCGGCATCAGACTATAGAATTAGGACATATTAAAACACTACTTCTTGTAAATGGTGATTGGTCGCTGGAATTAGATAAGTTAACAGATTTGAAGGGTTTACCTGATGTTACTTTTGATTTATATGATATCATTAGTAAATCGGAAGCATATGATCATACTCTGGAGCATGTAAACGAGAGATGGTCATTTAAAAATAATAAAATGGTTGCTGCCGATGTTAAATTCATTGAAAAAGAAAGAAAAAAGAGAAAAAATAATATCCAGATCGCGCAAGATGGGGTAAGGAGTCTCTATCGTAATCCGGGATTCAAATCAAGCGCCGGAATGAATTTAGAATGATTATCGTTCATTATAAATTTGATAATTATCATCTATCATATCAGTAATAAAGAATGGATTCAATTTATGAATCTCTTGTATCATATGCTGAAACGCCTAAATACAGTGAGATAACTATTACAAGAGGGGTTGAATTATTAGGATTCCAATATATTCGGAAATCTGTACCGATCACTGATGATAAACGCATTGTTTTTCCGGAGATGATGGTCATGCGTATTCAACCAAATTCTATCGCAGAAAAGCATGGCTTACGGTTAGGAACACAGATTATCAAGATAAATGATATTGATATCACCCCTGATAATTATCATAAGGTGATAAATGAATCATCAGAATTGAAATTAGTAGTCAATGATTCTTATTGTATGATCTATCAATCGTTGCTGAAGGAAGGTGTATCATTTGATTATAAAGAATAACTGTTATCTCTTATATAAGAATGGGTAACCTATGTTCATGTTGTAAAAAAGATAAAAAAGAATTAGAAGATCATTTAAGTGAGGCATATGTAATTTAGTTTTTTAATATAATTTTATTCATATTCATAAATTTAACTTAATCTTTTACGGGAGGCGCTTCTATATCCGCTTCTAACAGCACGAGTTCCAAATCCTCGGGTTCCAAATACTCGGGTTCCAGGCGAAGCCCCGTCGTCCGCGATGCCCTCGCGGCGGAGCCGGTTCGCCCGTGAGCGCCGCCTAGATCCCCGGGAGGCACTGTGCCAGGCAAGGGGGGACTATCATCCTGCTCCGGCTCCAGACCAGGCGGTAGCACCGGCGATGGACGCCGCTCATCACTCATTAAGAACTTAAACATACCTACTGTTTTATTGAGTGATTGGACGATTTGAACTTCTTCCCGCACTTGCCGTTGTCTCAAGTCGCTCCGCATTTTCGACTTGGCCGTCACACGTGCGTATTCGGGGGGCTTCCCAGGCGGAGCAGCAGGAGCCGCGTGGGACTTCCCACGGGGCTTCCCAGGCGGAGGAGGAGGAGCCGCGATAGCCGGCTGTGTATATGTCGGCAGGACAGGACTATCATCGGATGATGATAGTCCTGCGACCCCTTCACCGGCATCTCTATGGGAAATAAGAACAGATAATTTCATTTTTTTTCTGATTTTTATCCAATGTTTTTGTTTCTCTGCACTCTCTGCTTCTGGACGGGTTATATCTACGATCACATCGTCAGACCCTGTGATGTGGTTCCGCTGAGTGATTTTCAGAACTTTATTTTCTTCGTCTTCATACCAGGTTATCCCACCAGGATGTTCAGCCTTCGTTAAATGTTTAGATTGCTTGGATGTTTTTGCACTTTCTTCATCATGATCAATAATCATTTGAATAATGGCGTATCTTTGTTCAAGATCGGTTGCAGCATCTGTAGCAGGGGGTATATCGGAATCTTTGATACCATTCTCTGTAGCTGCTTCCCTCAATTGTTGGACCGATTTACTTGCCAATTTCGCATACTTTTTTGGAATCTCCGTCTCCTTTTCCGTTTCCAGATTAAACTGATCCAAAACGATGGTCATGTAGGTATCAAGCTCCCGGCTCCTTTTCCAGTATTGTTCTAATATATCTCCGCAATCCTCCCTTACAACATTAGGGGATTGACTTTCAAGATTAGCCAATGTCTCCGTTACCGCTTGACTGCTGCGTTGGACTCCTTCAAACAAATTACCTATAAGATTAGGATCTGTGGTCGCATCACTGTCAGAAAGTTCGCTGATGGCGGCATCAAATTTGGTAATGAAAGATCGTGCTGCCTTGATAAATTCCATGAGATGACTAAGGTTTCCAGCATGAATTTTTGCCCATGATATTTGGCCGGCCTCATCATCATCACCATCATCATCTCCATCATCTTCAGCAGCCAGCTTCTTCAGAACAAAAGCGTTCGCCAAATCGCCTCCAAATCCACCTACGCCAAAAGTAGACGCCCCGGCATTACCCGACTCCATGTCGCCGCCTACTCCGGCCGCAACTTCCCTGCCGACGCCTCTGAAAACTTCGCGCAGGGCGTGTCTTGCAGTAGGCGTTTGCTTGGCAGATTCTTTGACTGCGGTTTTCTGCTCTTCCACCACCTTTCGTAAAGATATACTCTTCTCCCGAACGAGGGTAGCTGCTTTTATTCTCACTTGCTGATTAACAGCAGATGCGACGCCCATTGATTCTTCATGCCGCTTCGCGTTCTCTGCATTGAGGTTTTGAAGCATGCCCATCATCGTGTATAACTTCTCCGCATCACCATGAGGTAGGCTAGTACCATGCTCCTTCTCCATTTTTTTCTGAAACCACATTTTGTACGCGCCGGTGCCACACGCCATTATAAACATGCCGACCAGAGTGTGGACCCAACCCCACGCGGTATCTGACATAAAAGCATCATCTCGCTGCCCCAGGGCGCCCTCCATTCCTATCGCTTCACATTCTATTCCGGGTGGTGCGGTATACATCATCGGGGCTCCTTCACCTGCCGCTGTGACACATATTGCTTGTGGTCCACTAGCTTGTTGTCCACGAAGGATGTCATTCAAGATATCGGCACAAGAGCTTTCATCTGTCCAGCTTCCCTCACCTGGATCCCCGCTCCCACTACCGCCCTTCATCCCTGGTCCGGCGCAGCGGCTGCCTACACCCCCGCCATCCAGATCATCCAGATCCTCACCCAGATCATCATCATCCAGACCCCCGCCAGCACCCACATCAGGTGGGGACAGTGTCTCAGAGTCCGGTTTCGGATACGCCTCGATAATAGCTTTAGCCAAATCAACGGCCAAATCGCTCTCTGTAGGGGAATAGATTCCAAGAGTCATTTTCTCATAAGAGATTACTTGATCCTTTAAATGACCCATGATCTCTGTATTTTCAGATATCACATCAATAATATAATGTTCTGTCGGGTCTAACATCGTCTTCAGCTCCTCCATTGTCTCTTGAAAATGTGCTTTTAAATGATCATCAAAACCTTTTTCTCTTTCTATTTTGAAAATCTCATCGACCAAATCATTTAAAAATTTTTCGCGCGTCCATCCAATCTCCTGGAAACTACTGTTAAAATGTCTATGCCATCTATCAAGAGAAATATTAATGATTTCATCTCTACCTCTTTCTAACATTACTTGTAGGTCCGGCACCGATAGAACACCTATGCCACCACTCGTTATACGATTACTCTCTCTCACCAGGTACCTCGCTAAGGTATCTGCCATTATTACCTTTAATCTATCCAGCTGACCGACTACAATACCAATCAAGGGAAGGGTGACACCTTCACTGCCGCCTACCTCGCCGGTGTCCCACCTGTAGGAGACAAAAGGCGCGACGGGGAGCGCGACGGGGAGCGCGACGGCGCCTCCCGCGTCGGCTCCCCCGACAATTGTCTTCCGCTTACTTTTTTTATTTCTGTATCTATTAACTGTCCGAGATCTAACCTTTTTATTTCTCCTAGATTTAATCCTTTTAGATTTAATCTTAATCCTTTTAGATTTAGCCTTAACCCTTTTGGACTTTTTGTTATCTCTCCTAGATTTCTTAAACGTAATACCCATATTTATATTATAAATATATAAAATATAAAAAATATAAAAATATATAAAATAAGAATGGGTAACCTATGTTCATGTTGTAAAAAAGATAAAAAAGAATTAGAAGATCATTTAATCAGAGATAGGCGGTGTCATAAGTGCAAGGTCATTTACTTATCAAATTATGAATATAATAAGCACATTTTCAATTGTAATCAGGTTCATGGGGATATGTGATGATTTTGTGTAAATTTGATTTATATAAATTTGATTTAAATTTAATTCTATTAAGTATTAATAATGAATAATATCTCTATAAAAGAATCAATTAAACTTCATATCGGAGATATTTCTAAATTAACAGATAGGGTTAAAGAAAATTCAGTGAATATGGTTTATTTTGACCCACCTTTTAATAGTGGTCGTAACTACAAATTAGACGAAAATTCTGATATTGGATTTAATGATAAATGGACCGATGATGATTATGAAAAATTCATTACTAATGCGATTAATATATTATATGATTTATTAACAAAAGATGGAACTTTATTTTTCCATATTTCCAGTAATGAAATGTTTATACCTGAAACAATTTTAAGAAATAAATTTAAATTTGTGACTCCAATATTTTGGAAGAAATGTAGATCAAAAAATAATGTTAAGCATAAATTAGGTTCTACAATCGATATTATATTTAAATGTAACAAAATTTCTAAACCAAAATTTAATCTTGTTTATCAAGATAGAGATATAACGTATTTAAAAAATTCATTCAAAAATAAAGATGAAAGAGGTAATTATTCATTGGGTCATATCGTTACAGAAAAAACAAAAATAGGATATTTATATGAATTTATTATTGATGGTAAAAAATTCAACCCCAAAAGTGGTTGGAGAATAAAACAATCTGAATTACAAAAATTATATGATGATAATCGTATTCATTTACCACGAAAAACCGGAGCTAATATATATAAAAAAATATATCTTCATGAAACTCCAGGTAAACCTTGCACTGATTTATGGGACGATATACATTCATTGGGACAAGGTAAAGAAAAAAGAATTTATCCAACAGAAAAACCGACTAAATTATTAGAAAGATTGATTTCAATCTCAACGGATGAAAATGATATTATATTGGATCCTATGTGCGGGTCGGGAACTACAGGTAAGGCGTGTTATAATTTATCAAGGCAATGTATTCTAAACGATATAAATGAAGATGTTATACCAATTATACAATCGCGATTCTAGTTTGGATCATATGAACATGATGAATATGGTGTGATTGAAGATAATAATTCATCAACATTATCTTGCTGTATCTTAATACTGTAATATGAATTAGAATTAGCATTACTTAATCCCAATAAAGCCGAGAGCCCGTTATTCAATGTGATTCTGAATCTAAGATAAGTATTTATTACTTGTCCATCCGATGTCCTTCTAAATATAGACCGACTAGTCTTAGCATTGCGTAGTTTCTTGAGGAAATATTCACAATCTGAATCGGGATATTCACTCAATTCCTCAAATTGATCAGCCTTGAATGTTAATAGACATTTCTTCTCACAATCATTCACTATTACTAATTCGGGATTTCTATGATGAATATTCCTGATCATCTTTTTCAAACTATCTGAACCAACTCCGTCAAAAATGGAATTGGTATAGTCATTCATTCTTTTACGACAAATTTTTAGTTGTGCTTCGTCACATTTGTAATTTGTCTTTCTCATAGTATCCCTAAATTGATCCATCTCAGATGTCGTTTCTTTGGGTAACATCACTTCCAGTTTTGTGGTATTCACATGGTCATATGTACCAGACTTGTGATTTTTGATTGAAACCCCGACTTTCCGAATACCATCTGCATAGATATCCATATCTGAGACGGATTTAGTGCCTCCTATATGTTTAAAATCCAAGTTCTGAACTGGACAATTGAGACATTCTTTTAATTTCAGTGGGTCTTTTGTTTCGTAGGAGGTTAGAAAAGAGCATGTATCCTTTTCATTTTTAACACCGCTTGAATGACTTGAACCATCGGTTTTGTAACCCATTTTTGATATTAAATTAAACAATCTTTAAATATTTGAAGGAAATCAAATTTAAGGTTATTTAAACATATTTCCAGAAGTCTTTTCTGAAATAAAGGAATAATCTCCAATCTATTTGATATGTGCTCCATGAACAACTTTTGAGAATATCTCCGAAGGCTTTGCTATCAATCACCTCTTTAATTAAAGGTAAAAAGTCTTCATCATCGATGATTGCCATAGAATGATGAGTCATTCCGAATTCCCCTTTTGTATCTAAAATTGAATTATAAATCCCTGAATCCCCGAAGATCACCTTCCCAATTCCGAAATGACCGTTATCATTTAGACTTGAGTAATGATATGTAGTTCCTTTTTTGGATGTATTATGAATTAGCGGATATTTAAATATATCATCTTTCTTATATCCAACCCATTTCTGTTCACCACCGTATTTACTACGGTCATATAATATATTACATTTTTCAAAATCATCTCTGGATAATAATTCATAAATTCTACTTATATTATAATTTGGTAAGAAATCCCACACGAGCATATCAATATTATTATCATGGTTTTTCCAATCATTTACATGTGTAGATTTATACTTCTTTTTCTTATGAACAATATACCAATCATAATTGGTTGAACAATTAAATGTCTCTTTTCCCTTTTGAATATCATTCATACTTAAATAAATCATCTGATTCTCTTCTGTTAATAATTTAAATAACCCATTATATTTAGATCCAGGAGAAGAAGGTTTTCTCCACCCATTTGGGTGAATCATGATTATATATCCACCTTCAATTACCCAATTATTAACTGATTTTAAAACGAATTTCTTCCAGAGACTATTTCCGCCTCCTTTATTTTTTGTTTTACTTTGACGAACATTGAATGGTGGATTACTAATAATACAATCAAAACGGGATATATTCCACATGGATTTTATATCCAGATTAAGAGAATCGCCGCAGTAATAATTAATTTTACAATTTAGACGGAGACCACAATAACTTTGAGCGTGTAAAAGTAATAATTCTTTAACTAATATGATATTCGAATAATTAATGTCTGAAAAATATAAACATTCTTCAATAATTATTCTACATCGTTCTATAATATCTTCGCAATAATTCTCGAGACTATTAAATAAACTATCAAATAGCCCCAATAGAATACTACCTTTACCGACACATGGTTCGTAGAATTTTTTAGGTGTATTTAAAATATTAGGCGGTATCTTAGAAATAAGCTTATCTACTAAAACTGGAGGAGTTAAATATTCATCATAATTATGCTTGTCTTTCTCAGTTGAGATTAAATAATTCGCTATCTTTTCTCTAATAGAATTATTACTACTATAAATTTCATTAATATATTCTATATTACTATTTTGATTTATTACTTCAATATCCCCGATTTCCAATTCATTAATTTTCTCCTGAATCTTTCCTTCAATAACTTTACTTTCTACCGATTGAGTAACCGACTTACAAGGAGTATTTTGTTGAAGATGTTTCATAAAATGACCCTTCTGTTTAAAAGACTTCCCACAACTATCGCAACGCCAAACCATTTAGTTAATTATTGATATAAATAATATAAATCAAATTTAAAAATCAGTTATTTTTTATTTAATACAAATGATATAGATTTTTTGATCCGAATCATGTTTTTCAAGTAATTCTGCAAAAGTATTTTTGATTTGTTCATCAAAAATTTCGTCCTGATAAATTTGGAATGATTCATTCATTTTCATTGAAAATTTATCGGTGATATTATCACATGGAGTTTTCCTCTGTAAGTGTTTTGTATAATGACCCTTCTGTTTAAAAGTTTTACCACATTTCTCGCAACTATATTCAACCATTTGTGTTATTTTTAGTGAATAAATCTTTAAATAATTTTTTTGAATTACTTAAGACTATCATTCGTAGTAAATATGTAAATGAACTTTGAGTATCACGATGATAAATTTAATTACGATGAGTCAATAGATAAATCAGAATTTCAGGGAGCTATGTTCGTCGTAGATATTGATGAATCAAAATTGGATGATATTCTATCTGAAAAGGATCAAGTGATAATTAAGCAAGATTTTGATTGTTATTGTTTTCATGTAAAACGAGAACCCCGATATTTTCATGTCAAGGGTCCAAAGGGACAATCTTTAACGAACAAGCAAGTGATAAAAGAATTAATTGAGCAAAAGATGAATTTAGAATGTAATCATATGTTTTTAGAGGGATTCATAAAAAAAACTGAGTGTCAGTTTGAATTAATGACTGGATCGTAAAGTTTTAAATGAATAATTAATATATTTGCTATCATTATAAATATGGATAATATGAATGATGAAATTAGGATTACGTTTGAGCAAACACTTGATAAATTAAAGAGACAAGAAATGCTCGCCTTGTTTGATATCGACTATGATAAAATCATGGAAGCGAGTAAAAAAATCACCTGCTGGCATTGTATGGACAAAGAATTAGTTTATGCTAAAAGAGGTTTGGGAGCATGGATGGACGGTAGTGGAACACACGATCTATATGGTTGTCTTTGTAAGAATGATGGTAATTTTAAATGGCAGAGTTGTAGTAATATGGATTTTATTAGTGGGAGAATGTTTTGCCGGAAAGATGATTATGGCGAAGACAAACAAGATGGGGCATTAAGAATGTATATTCTCAAGGATAAATTATAAATTTGATATAAAGTTTATGATATTAAATCAATATAATGATACAAGATCTACCTATTGAGATTCAATCTTTGATCATAGATCATCTGGAATGTGGAGATACATATCATTTATTATTAACGGATCGTGGATTAAATGATGAATTTAAGGATGAATTAAAGAAGAGATATTATTATCGGATATTACAGAAATTAGTTAACAAGGATTACACGGCTTTTAAGAATGAAATTCAAGGGTTTGGACAGGACGATTTAGAAAAGGTGTTCTTCTATTCTCTAAATCATATAGATACGGTCTGGTTTAACGAGGCATGTGGATTCTATAATATGAATTATATTCTGGAGTGTATGTTTCATGGTTGTCGTATTACAGAAGTAAGTAAATTACAGAGTAAAGCGAAACATTTTTACAAATATTTCTATCATACTATCCTTGATGTTATCGTTGAAGGTGATAGAACCAAGACACAACAAAAAATTGATAATATTGGGATGTTGAAAAGTCTACATACTAATTTCAAACCTTACAAGAAGAAGAAGTCTTACATTGATTAGTAATCTGATTTCTCAAAATTAAATTGTTCCTTGAGTGAATTGGTGATAAGAGCACATTGACAGAAGTATGGGTTCTGACCGCACTTCCCGCATCTATGATTAATAGTTTTTTCTTCTTTTGGTTTGACGAGGATTCTAATGACTTTGCCCTTATCTTCTGCTTCGTTCTTCTTGATTTGAGAGTAGACAACGGTTGCCCAGTACATGTCCATTTTTAATGATACTTTCCAATTCATATTTTAATATCAAATTTAGACAAATATTGATATGATAAATCTTTACTTCGCATAAGTGCGAGGTTTTAGCGAATAACATTTTGAACAATAATTATGATATTTTTCGCTTAATCCGTTACCACATCCGATACATGTTTTCTGTTCATCAAAAGTTAGCGAACCCCCAAAATTATCAACCCACGCTGCCACATTATCTGAAGGGCATTGGTTTATGAAATGACCTGAACCACCACATTTGCGACAGAATCCATTTAATTCGCAGAAGAGTTGACCAGTCATGACTTTTTGTTCTTTGGATAATGGTTTCGGTTGCGTGAATAGTGAGCCGCGAACATTATCAACACCATGAAAATTCATTCGTCGTAATGTTTCAGTTAATTCCCACAGGTCATCTTGTGGTCTTGTTAGAGGTTCTAATGATTTCACTGGTTGATTGATCTTGGTCCATACAGATCCTCTTCCTTTGAAGTGATCTTGGATTCTTTTTTTGGGATTAATAGATTCTCCAACATAGTATTTATTATTCTGGAGTTGTAAGACATAGACTTTAGGTTTTTTTATTGTTCCTGAACAACAAAAAAATCTTCTACAAAGAGACATTTATTAATTTAATAGTCATTGTTTTTAAATTGAAACAACAAATTTGATTTAAATAATTCTTATTATAATAATAACAAAAGAACATGGATCTTGAAGGGAATGAAAAGAAAGTATTTATCTTTGAACGCAAATTAGATAAAGAATGCTATACATATGGTTGGGGACGAGGACTGCGATGCGCCACTAATCTGTATAGAGATAATTTGAGTCTTGAGGAAGACAATGAAATTCTACATAATAAACTAGATAAATACAAAAAAGAAATTGAAAGACTTCAGAGTATCATATCTAAAGGAGTGGATGAAATGAGTGAAAATTTACTATCGGTTTCAATGAGCACGGTTACATCAAATGATATCCTGGAAAAATAATAATATTTGGTATTATAAAGGATGAAAATTGATCAAGACATCGTCCAGCGGATCAAGGTCATGGGAATATTTACTCTTCAGTTCTACAAGGTTTTGACGGGGACGATGTTGTCTCTGTTCGTTCCACAAGCTTGTCATGAAGAAATTGGTGATGGGCCACGACCATCGGCTTCTTTGCAGATCTGCTCTCTCACGCAGAATTATGAAAACAGCGATATCTATCATCAGATTACTTTGTCGTGGAATACTCTGTCGTTTTGTTGCTTTGTTTTTTGTTATGTCTTAGAACTGAGAAGAGAGAACTGGGCGATCAAATTTTTAGACATTGACAATAACAGACCGGATAACTCTTTGAAACAGATCATCGTTTTAGAACCTAAATTAGACAAGCAGATGGATAAACTCAATAAGATGTATTTCTATGGATTATCGGTGACATCATGTGTTTATTTCATTAATGTTTGTTTAATGATTAATATCTTGAAGAATGATTATCATAGTATGTCAACGATATCGTGTTTCATCTCATTTGTTTTATTAGTTCAGATGAAATTATATAATTCATTGTCTGTCGCATATCAGTCTATAAAGTATGATAAGATGATGAGCGCCTTCATGGGGGAATTTGTATCATATAATGTATTAGATTCAGATTATTTAGCTGCGAAGGGATTAGAAGATACAACTGATAGGATAAGACCTTAACTTTTATAGGACTTATTCATATAAATGAATCTCTTGAATCGCATTCGTTCTATCTATCCTATGACAGTTTATGTTTCATATACAGTCTTTGTAACGTTGATACCTGGTCCGGTCGCGACATATTTGGTGAAAGGTAAAATCAATTAAAATTTAAAGAAAAGTCATTATATTAATTCAATGATGGAACGTAAAACTATTCCAAAGTCTTTAAAGACATTAGTATGGAATAAATATATTGGCGAAGAGCATGGCATCGGTAAATGTGATGTATGTGCCACAGAAATCAAGGTTTCTAATTTTGACTGTGGTCATATTATTTCGGTGAAAGAGGGTGGTGAAGATATTATTCATAATTTAGCACCGATCTGTAGAACATGTAATTTATCGATGGGAACAGAAAACTTAAATGAATTCAAGGAAAAATATTTCAGCAATAAATCGCATCTTGATATCTATGTACAACATTTTGTAGTTACAACGAATGAAATCATAACAAAAAAAGGCTTAATGGGTTATGAATACGAATATCCTCATTTTATAGAATTCGGTGAAATATATAGCGATTACAGGAAATGGTTATATTATAATCATATCCGATATTATGAAAATATGGGTCATACAAGTTGGATAAAGTCTCCGGAAAAGAAAGAATTACAACAGAAATGTATTGATACATTTGGAGAGGTAGTAGCCGATCCCATGACCGCATCGGGTTCATCAGGATATGGTTTCATTAATATAAAATTCAAGTAGTTGTGTTCAGATAACAATCGTTATTATATGACGGAGCATTAATACCTTGTAAAACTAATACCGATGTTGTCCCTCCGACAACAATTAGCGTGATAATCCAGCCGAAACATACTCTGGAAACGACCGACCAATTGATTCCAGAACATTTTTTTGTATCTTCTAATGCGGCGACGCCTATGGTTGCTCCGACTTGACAGTGAGTCGTAGACAATGGGATACCGAAGCGACTGCCGATGATAACAATAGAGGCTGATCCTAATTCAATTGCGAATCCTCTGCTGGGTGTTATACAGCATAATTTGACACCGATTGCTTTGATAATTTTATATCCGTATAAGAGCAGACCCAGAGATATACCGATACCACCTAGGGATAGGATGGCATAACCATAACTATCCATAGTAACTTCTTGGGACATTTCTCCATCATTCATATAAATAGATACTATTGCTGCATAGGGACCGACGGCATTAGCAACATCATTTGCTCCATGACTGAATGAACCACATATAGCAGTAAATATCTGTAGATATTTGAAGCTTTCTTCAGTTTTCGGATCAAATACCTCAGCATCATCATGTATTTCTTTAACTTTACCGACTTTAATTTTATTTACATCATAATTGATATTTTCTTTAACGTGATTTATACATTTACATGATTTATTCTTTTTGTGATTATCCTGATTATCATTGATAGGTTCATTATCAACAAGATCATCAGGTTCATCAGGTTCATCTGATTCATCTGATTCATCAGGTTCATCTGATTCATCATGTTCATCCGGTTCATCAGGTTCATTGAATTTATTATGAATTCTCTGTTTCATTTTCGGAATAAATGGGACAATTGATAATCCGACCAAGGAACCTAATGATAATGAAATTAATAATGCGATACCTCCAGATAAATCATCTAGACCTATACCTTTGCCACCTTTATAAATGATAAAGAATGAGTTCAGAGTGATAGTGAGAGATATGAATATAGGGATTGACCAGTATGTTTTATCGAAACTATTTTCTTTTCTAAGGACAGATAACCTTGTTAGATAAAAGATGGACGATGAGATAGTTGCTGAAAGGAAGGGACTTAGAAACCAGGATAGGATAATACCGGATACACCACCTAGCCAAGGAAATGTATCAACAGGTTTATACCATATCACGCAATCGGAACCTCCGGTAACTAGTGTCATCCCTATCATGCCCCCGACACATGAGTGAGTTGTTGATACCGGCATTTCTAGATATGATGCTGCCAGCAACCATAAGGATACTGAACACATAACACAGAAACATCCATAAATGAATATTTCAGGGTCATCTTTGAAGCATTCGTAATCGGCAATATCTTTTCGTATTGTTTTGGTGACGTGTGAACCCATTAAAATAGCACCAGCGCATTCAAAGACAGAAGCGATAATAACGGCGGATTTAATTGTGAGAGCTTTTGAACCGATTGAAGTTGCGAAGGCATTACCTACATCATTTGCTCCTATTCCCATAGAAGCGACAAAAGCAGAAATCCCCCCAGCAACAACAATCCATAAATAATCCATCATTATATATTAATTAGGTTGATTATGTTTTCAGCGATTTTTTTTGATTTGCGAGTAATAGTTGAGTATGATCAACAAAACGACGAAGTGATTCACATGTGGGATACATTGATCTGAAACTCTTTAGCGTATTAATTTTATGATTTGATAATTCGGCTTCGGATTTAAGATGGTCGTTTAGTTTTTGTATTTTTTCATTATTTTTCTTTATCTTCTCCTGACATTTAAGTTTTTCTTCTTCTGAATCTGTTTCTTTACTTTCAGGTTGTTTAACCTTCTGAACACCTGAAATAATTTTCTTCTTAAGTTCATTGAATTCATTAAAGATAATTTCTTCTTCTGAGATGATTTCATCAAATCTATCAATCTGCCACCAATAAAAAAATTCATCAAATGAATATTCTTTTTCGTCAATAGTAATCGTTTCATCCTGTAATGAAAATGTGACTACATCTTTGAGTATTTCTTTGACATAGATTGCCAAGTGAAGTTCAAATTTAATATCAAGGATTTGTTTATTCTCTTTCTGAAATGTTTCAATTCTATCCAACCACATTATGAAGAGATAAATATTTTTTAAACTTAGTTTAAACGTTGTTTACTAAATGTTTCATTAGGATTGCGATTGTAAGAGGGCCAATGCAACCGGGAACGGGTGTAATATATTTCACTTTATGAATTACATCATCAAAATTGACATCTCCTACAATTTTGTTAGATACATGATTAATACCGACATCAATAATAATGGATCCTTCTTTAATCCATGATTGATCAACTAAATGAGGAACACCACAACATACAACTAAGATATCGGCATCATTTGTGATTTCTTTTATTCTTTCGGTGTGAATATTACAGAGAGTAGTCGTCGCTCCTTCATGAAGGAGCAATAGCGATAAAGGAACACCGACAACCTTGCTTGAGCCTACGATTACACAGTGTTTACCTTTGATAGGTATTTCATGATAGTTAAGTAATCCAAGACAACCTTCTGCTGTGCAAGGTATCATTTTTGGATTTCCTAAGGTAAGATTACCAACATTAGAATGATGAAATCCATCAATATCTTTTTCAGGAGATACAGAATTCAGAATTTTATATTCATCATCTTGTGAAAAGTTATGTGGCAAAGGAAGCTGAACAATAATTCCACTGATAGATTTAATCTGATTCAGTGTATTGATTTCTTTGATAATTTTACCGATAGCAGTCAATGCGGGATATATAAACAAAAAACATTGAATACCCAATTCACGACATTTTTTCTGCTTTAATTTGATATATGTTAATGAATCTTTTCTTGAGCCAACAAGGATAATTGCGAGACCAGGTTTATCATATTTCTCGCGTGTTTCCAATTGAAGTGAAATATCATCATAGATTAATTTGAGGAGAGGTTTACTTGTTAATATTTTCTTTTCCATTAATAAAATATTATGATAGTTATATTTAAATATGGAAAAACTAGTTCAATCATTACAAACAAGTGATTATGTTAAAAGTTTGTTGATGAGAATTGATCGTAAACCATTCTGTATGAATCTAAATGGATGTTATCTTGATAAGCCTTCTCAACTGAAGACATCTTTTATGAATACGGGACAAACGATAAGTGCTCCTCATATGCATGCCAAGGCACTAGAATATCTTGAGCCAGTATTGGTGGAAGGGAATAGTATTTTAGATATTGGATCGGGTAGTGGATACTTGACGGCGTGTTTTGGCGAAGCAGTTAATGTTTATCATCTGAATGATAAAAAAAGAGGAAAAGTTATTGGTCTTGAGATAATCAATGAATTAGTTGATTTTTCTGAATCCGTAATTCATTTAAATTTTCCTCATTTGACAAAGTATAAACGTAATTTCAGAATTTTACAGAAGGATGGAAAGAAAGGATATCCTATTAATTCAAAGGAAGAATTATATGATGGAATTCATATTGGAGCATCATGTGAATATATACCATTTCATTTGTTATCGCAGTTAAAAAAAGGAGGTATTATGGTGATACCACTAAAAATAAGAGAGAATGAATTAACATTTTGTGTAATTCAGAAGGATTTAATGAATAATATTCATATTCGTGAGAAATTACCGGTGAGATATGTTCCTCTAGTTTGATGGATATTTTAAACAGAATAATACTGTGATAAAATACACTGTAAATAGGTAGAGATAATAGGAAATCTTAAATAGATAATATTGATCTAGAGGAACAATGAATACAGCGAATAGTGTCATGATAAAACTCGCGATAATCATGGATACACATAAATCCCAATGTTCTTCTTTTTTGTCCAGATAAATACATTCTTTTAGCATATGCTTATGAAAATCACGACTAACTAATTCTTTCTTGAGGAACTCATCCAGAACACTCGCGTGTGTAACCCGAACAAAAGGATTCTGGTGTTCTTCCTTGTACCGACCATGAAAATAGTCGTAATTCCATTCGCTTTGCTGAAAGGTTGGTTCTTCTGAACTCATTTTTAATTTGTTTGATGGGTTACTTAATAACCAAATCAAATTTAGAAGTATTATGTTAGTTATCTGTCACAATATAGGAAATCCTAATTATAAATCCTCTTGAAAATATTTAGATAAATTTTCATGCTTCATTGCTTCAATCTTGGGTGAATTATCCCATCTATCTTTTTTATTTACATTAACTTTGGCTATCTGAATTAGGAAACGGACGATTTCTTCATTATTTTCACTAACAGCGATATGTAATGCTGTTCTACCATCGTAATCAGACGAATTAAAGTCAACTCCCCTATTAAAGAGAATTTTCAGATGTTCTAGATCACCTTCTTTAGCGCACATACATAATTCGTAGAAGAGATTCGTATTTTCGTCTTTATATTTTTCGGCTAAGGGATTGATTTTGTCTGGATCATATAATGAATCAAAGATATGAAAGTTAAATTTTTTGCCGAATGATTTACAGAATTCAATACCACGATGAGAATTTCCGATTTCATCCAATCTAGGAGACCAGACTGCTATTCCCATTACGTTAGGTATTACTATCATAATTGCTCCGGCAACACCTGATTTAGCGGGTATCCCGATTTTAAAAGCAAACTCACCGGAATAATCATACATTCCGCATGTTAGCATTACGGACAGAATATTACGAACAGTCCGCGGGGAGAATACTTTTTTGCCCGTGAAAGGATTAGTACCACCATTAGCGAGAGTTGCCGCCACGATGGATAAAATCCGTGTATTAACTTCAATTGAGCAACTTTGAAAGTATAATTCAAGAGTTTCATTTAGGTCCGTTCCTTCGGGGAATCCAATAGGTTTATTTTCATTTGTTTCATTCATAAAGTAAGCCAGAGCATAATTTCTATCAGCTGTATTCTTTTCAGATAAATATACGGAATTATTAAATCCGATTTTATGTAACCCACCTGATGCTTCATTCCACACATTGATGATACTTTCAAAGCGTATTGATAAATCATTTTCAGGGAATAGCATGGATGTAGTCATAATTGCCCCAGAATTAATTAGTGGATTATGAGGATTACCATTCTTATTCAATAATAATTCGTTGAATGATTGACCACTAGGTTCTCGGCCTACGTATTTATGAACGTGCTCTTCGCCTAAATTTTCTAATGCGATCGCATAGTTAATGGGTTTACAACACGATTGAACTGTAAATTCTTCTTCTGTATCGCCTATATTATATCTCTGACCGTCAATAGAGCAAACAGATATCCCATATTGTTCGGGATCAACACGTGATAATTGAGGTATATAATCGGCATTATGTCCTTCCTTACAGGGTAATGTTTCATTGTATATTTCTTCGATGGATGTGATAAAATTATTAAATCGTGGGATAATACATTCGTTCTGAAGAATTTGTTTCAGGATACAGATATGATTCTCAACGCAATATTTAAATTCCTCGTAGTTAATACTGCTTGTTTTCACTAAGATCTTAAGACTTTTAAAGAATGATTCAAGTCTAGGATCATCTTCATAGAAGCCATTTCCATGTAAGATTTCTATGATTTTATTTTTCTGAATATTATTTTCATCTTCTTCGATGAAAGTTAAAAAAAAACGTTTCTCAATAGGTATTTTAATATGATTTTTCTCAAGTAAACTATTTGATAGTTGGTTCCACATACTATAATTTACTATATCATTTATTTTTTAAGTAAAACCATTACCTTCTCCACCGGCTTCAATTTGTAACCTAGGACGACGGCTAAACCGACAATCAAGGCAACAATGAAAGAACTCATTACATGGACCTGATTATGATGAACCATCATGTGCATGAACTGACCTTTGGGACCGAGAGATACGGCACCATTGGGGGGCATTTTCTCTTCTTTCGTGGCGAAAGGAGTTAGAATCATCGGTAAGACAATATTCAGAACGACGCCCATTAAAATCGCATTCGCAACGCAGAAAACTTCAGAACCCATTATTATTTATATACTCATATAGAAAAAAATTATTTTTTGTCTTTTTGTTTTATATTGTTTTTTTGTTTTTTTTTTGTATATTTACCATGTGATTTCCCGGATCTTCCGGTAATCATCACTCTTACACGGTCTACCAGGATAACCCGCAATTTTCATCTTGATACCTAATTCTGATTTCAATTGTTTTTTCATTTTTTCCGTTTCTTCTTTTGAGAAGACACTTTTCTTCAAGAAAATGGGCACTGGCTCATTGTCTTCTGGTCTTTTGTATGAGTTGATTCCTGCTCTCGCAAGTGCTTTCACTGTTTCAATGAATTCGTCAACTGTATCCACATAGTATCCCTTTTTGGGGAGAGAACCAATCACAAAGACTTCACATTCCCCTGTAGGAGCATCTGTGGATGAACCGACCTTTGTTCCTGGAACCTTCTGTGATACAGGGGCGGAAGACTCAACTGAAGGTTCTTCGCTCCGAACATAATTGCAAGCAGGGGCGACCTTTGGCGTCGGTCTATCAATCTCATCTTCGGCATGGATTTCGCGATAGAGGACCCATCCACCGAGGTAGTAATCGGTGCTACCTACGCGCTTATAGAGGATGAATGGTTGTTCATTCATAGTAAACTTTGCTGGGCAATTTTGGATTGCTTTTAGTTTACCAGGTCGGAGCCGCTTGCGGTCTCTCACGGATGCCTTAAGCATTTTCTCATCTTCTTCGTGATTCGTTCTGGTTGCTTTGTGAAACTTTCCACTATCAAGTAGTTTCTTCATGATCTCTCCAGCATCATCTTGGCACTTGATGAGACCGGGGTTTTCCTCAAGACACTGATGAATCTGCCAACCCAAATCAGACTTGGTATCAATTTCAAGCAATTCTCCCGGGATATGAATGGGATGAATCGGTATCATTTCAATCCCATCCTTGGATGTTGCCTTGAGAGTTGTCTTGCGACCTCCGCTCAAATTCATTGCCTTAGAGATTTTCCCGAGGAGTTCAACATCTCCTGAACCGACCCAAGCCTTAGAATAATCTGCGATGTGTTCTTCGGATAACCGAGAAACATACACATCAATGCTCACAGTAGAATTGTATCCACAGACACGACCAACGAGACCCTGTAGCAATGTGTCCGCGTTCGGGTTGTTGCTGGACTCATATACCATGCCCAAATAGGTCTTGTCAATCACTTGTCCCATCCGGCACCGACCACTGATATGAATCACTGTCGGATTGGTCGGTTTCTCGCAGAGAATATTCTTAATTCCGATTTCTCCACCGAATGAATGAATGCAATCATATCCCAAGCGAGTACATTCGGCGAGAATGATGGCATGGGTTTCTTTGCGTTCAAACGTCCGAACGATACAGTATTTCCCCAGGTATTTCCCTGCGTTTACCGCGAGAACCTGAAAGAAGTGATCATTCGGTCCTTCAATCTTTTGAGCTTCAAACTTGATGCTTTCAGCGCGATAGAAATCCATAACACCAAGAAACCCCGGTCCAGGATCCATCTGATGAATGTATTTCTCAGAGAGTTCCGTGACCATTTCGGATGGACCGAGACCTTCATCCTGAGCGTGATTCGCCACGATTTCGGAGAACGGAGTTGCGCTCACACCCAGGATGAAGTTGGTTTTTGAATTCAATTGAGAGAAGTCTCCAAGCAACGCGCCGTCAAATCCGTTCTGTTTGTAAAACTCTTTGTATGGTTTGTTGGTCTTGGATTGCGCCATGTGACATTCTTCATGAATCACCAGTGTCCGGGTTGTGATACCCTTGATGGAGGTGAGTTCGTTTGAGAAGTGAACATCAATGCGAGCCTTGAGCAAACTCATCGCCCCAGCCGTATCGCCACTCTCAAGGAGTTCCGTCTGATATTCCTTGAGAGCATCATGAGCATCGTCCTTCGCCTGCTCTCGCAGAGAGGTTTCTGCTGAACCGCAAATGATGACGACACGGGTAACGATGGCGAGGCGGATCATCTCAAAAGCGGTGAAGAGGTAAGTGCCGGTCTTGCCACTCTGCATCTGAGCGAGGAGAATGGCGTAAGGTTGACCGTTGGTCATCTTGGCGATGATGGAAGAAGCCGCCTGACGCTGTTCATGATGGAACGCCATGATGAATGAGGAGATGGATTGATGTATAAGTAAGAATTAGCGAGGGGTAACTGTTTCCAGTCAGAGTTGTGTTTGTCTAATGAAATTAGTTTTGTTCTCAAAATCAAATTTATGACACTACGAAAAAAAAAATTTGATATCCGTCTAATTTTATTCGGGCAAAACATCATGATAGATTTTTATGAAACCTGCGGATACTTGGCGGGCATACTATTTGCTTCTTCACTGATACCTCAAATATATAAATCATGTATTACTAAAGAATTAGATGATATTTCATTTGGATGGCAAGTTATTTTCATCTTGGCTACTACGCTCGGTTTAATTTATTCGGTTCATAATGATTTGAGACCAGTTTATCTGTCTTCATCGGTTGAATTAGGTTTCATGATATTATTGGTATTCTTGAAATGTTATTATCACAAGAGTAATCAGGTTCTAGACATCAAAGATATAGAAAATCCATAAATTTGATTAATCCTAATTATTATAGGGAAACATATCTATGAAATGAATTCATGAATCCATGAAACTTATCAGATTAACGCCAGATAATGTTCGTTATCATATAGGTAAAGAAATTCTATTTAAATCAAGAGGAATTCATATCGTTAAAACTATTTTAGGAATTAGTAAAACAGGCAAGTCTATCAAAATAGACCATCCCGATCTACAGGATAGTTTACAAATTGTGAGTCGCGAAGTTTATGTTATCGTAGATAAAGATAAATATGATAGTTAATTATTTTTTATATTTATAATGTCTAATTACATGAGTGATTTATGAAAGATTTGAGAATTCTTGATTCTCAAAATCATACCAAAGTGAGATGATTGACCCCTGTTTTACAAAGTCGTTAACTTTTTTATTAAGATATTGAATTGTTTTGCTATCGGTTCTATCAAGGTGATTCACGATAAAGATACCGCTTGAATCAATTGGGTCTTCATAATCTGTTATTCTTTCTGGAGGTAATCTATTCCATATTACAAAATGACCACATTTTGTTAGCGGTTGAATGGAATATACTGTATAACCGGGATCTAGGCACTGGTTTTCATCATAGATAAATCTTTCAAAGAGAGCCGTTTTAAGAAATCCTGGATAGAATAATTTTATATCATATAATGAAGGTTTCAGTTTAATCTGATGGAAAGGCAGTGAATCATTCTTTTCTAGGGTCGTTATGATATCAAATAGATATCGGCATAAATAAATATCACTTAAAAATTCCTTTAGAATTAATTGGATAAGTGTATCGCGAAACATAATCTACTTATATAGAATATTAAATTTAAATGAATCATCCCTTAACAACCAATCAAGAGATATTATTATCCTTATCAAGAGTAATGCCGATTAATGAACTTCGTTATAAAATAGTGGCTTATAAGAATCATATTGAAAAAAAAGAAGCATTAGAATATCATAGTGAGAGATGGGAAACAATTTCATCAGGATATTTCAGAGCGACTGAAGTACAATATGGTTTTAATGGTCTTCATGGCGAGCTCCATATTTCTTCATGGATTACCGATGATAATAATTGGATCGCTACTAAGGATCATAATTTAGATTTTTACAATGAAACCGGATTTTCCTATCAGGTGAGGAATCTATTAATGAATCTGTTAAGTTGTCCTACCCTGCCAACCAATAATATTTTAAATTGTTCTTTGTATGAATGGAGAAAATATGATGATAAATTATATGGATTTTTATCACGAATGATAAAAGAGAAATTAGAGGATAATTAATTCATTCTTTGTCTCAGAAGTGAAAATCTTAACGATAGTACGATTATTCCGGATGACACATATGAATGTATGTCCTTTGAATGATAATTGAGTTCTGCTAATAGTAAATCCATCTTTTTGTGGATAGTCAACTTTGCATCCTCTTATTTTATCTAATCTTTTACAGCGCTTATCAATCTCATTATTAAGAATAAGATGAAGACTGCGGACATATATGTCGGGTACCCAATATAGAATGATATCTTCGTATAATGTATTCTTTATCTTGAATGAAGTATTTGGCGATGGTCGTCGCGAAGTTGCATGAGGTTTGTAGTTCTCAATCGTAATGATTCCAAGGATATTATATGTTCCATTCTTCTTTTTGATGAACTGTTTCGGCTCACGAATATTATCGACAGAGGTGTCATAACGTTTATGATTATCAGGCATTAGTGGATGAATATCCATATTTTGATGACCCTTGATAATATCCCCGACATGAACAATACATACGATAACATATTTAGTGGTCTTACCTTTCTCGGAGTAATAAATCGCCTTCTCTATATCGTTGGTGAAATAGATACCTCTTCCGAAAAGAGAACCATGAACAGGATTAGATGTTAATCTGAAATCATCGGAAAGAATACTCATAAGATTATCACCATTTGTTCCGTGATATAATATCATTTCTCCATTTTCCCCCAATGAATTATATTGAGAGATATATTTCCCTTTATTTCCCCTGTAAATGATATCGTTATTAGGATCATTGTGACTATCAAAGATTACGTTTGATTCGTTATATTTGGATTGCAACGAATTAACTAAATCGTGTATCTCAGCATCATGTGGTTTTTCCATATACATTTCTGTGTATCTCTCTTCTTTGTCTTCTTCTGTCTCAAAAATATCATATAGATTTGAGATTACTTCCGGTGTTGGAGGAGGGTGGGTGTCGCTGTTTTGACGAATGATAAAAGTAATCAGATCAGATTTCCTTGTATGATAGGAAAAGTTCTTGTATTTCAACCGGTCACTCCGGCATATTTCTCTGAGATCAGTAACCGATTTTTGTTTGAGTTCTCCAAAATCCATTTTTATGTTTAGTGATCAATAATCATTTAAATAATCAAATTTATTTGAATAATAAGAGTATAGATATATATGAAATGGTTTGATGATTTAAAAGAGGATGAAAAGAAATATCTTGAGGAACACGAAGATCCATCACATATGATAAAATACTTGAAACAAGGGAAATCTTTTATTGATTCGTTAAAATTAGGATATCTTGACTATGTGAAAGAAGATATTGAATTGTATAAACATGAAATTAATGAATTTAAACAAAAAAAAATTTGATTTAAGCCTAATTAGATTTAATTATAGTATAATTAAAATGTCGGCATTTTTCTCAAGCGATCCATATGGAACTTCTGAAGTAACCAAAATGAGCATCGGAGAATGCTTTAATCTATTGACCGATGGAGAACTCATGACACCTGATTATCAGAGAGGATATGTCTGGTCCAAGTCACAACAACAAGCATATCTGGAATCACTGGCACGAGGCATCCCTTTATTCGGACAGGTTATTAATATTGATACGGATACCGGGGCACAATATATTATGGATGGTCAGAATAGGATTAAGACTATCTTCAAGTTTATGAATGATGAAATTTCATTTATAAATGAAGATGATGAAAGTATCAAATATTCGGACTTATCTGATAGCGATAAACGTAAGATCAAGAATACGAAGATCTCATATACCGAGACTCGGGATTGGTCCCGAGAGCAATGCCAAGAATTCTTCATGATTATTCAGGAGGGAGTTAAGCTCAAGGATGGAGAGTTGATTCACGCGAAACCGGATAATCCTCTTACTCGTGAGATCGCGCATATTTACTCTTATTTTGAATCTCTATTCAATGATAAGGCAAGGGATGGTGGTCTAGGATTAACTCCTGGTATGATTCATAGGTTCGGTCACTATGAAATCATCGGAACTATCATTCATATGGTCAGAACATCTGAATATCCGATTCGTCCTGGCAAGACAGCACTGAAGGAATTTAAGATCTGGGCAGATCCTAACTTGCCGACACCATCACAGCGAGACATCTGTATTACGGAAACAAAAGAATGTCTAAACAAATATTCTCAAATTCTACTGAATGTTCCGAGACTAAGGACCGGTGTAAAAAAAGAAGAACATCTTCGTCTTCTGTATTTCATTCACAAGTCTCGCATTTACCGAGAGGAACTGACAGATGAAATCTATTCTAAGATTGATATCCTACTGAATCGGGTTCTAAACAAGGATAATCCCGAACACAATCAGATTATCGTTTTGGGGACAGGGAACGTAGAGGGAATTTATGAACTTTATCTAGCAATTTACAATCAATAAATTATTAATCCCTGAGACCAAGTGAAACATTTGATAGATTAATCTCATTTCCGGTATAATCAATTATCTTATAATTTTTGTTAATTTTAGCGACCAGTAATTTTAGGTCATTTAGATGAATTGATTTTTGTTTATCTTGAAGTGATACCGTATCTTCAAAGATAGTCGTTTCAATTTCTTCGCTTTGAATCATTTCATACTCCTTATTTGAAATGATACGGACATCTCCTGTATCGGGTGATTCTGGATTAGGTGTGAATAATCTGAAATCTGAGTTTTTCTTTTCCTTAATATCTGTATGTTTCTCAATTGTTTCAGAAAGGATAGGTGTAGTATTATCTGTTTTGCTCATTAGTTCTTTCTTTTCCTTGGCTTTGATACTCTTTAGTTTGTCCCATCTTACTTGACCGCCCTTGATTTCACCTATCCGGGACCCTTCTTGATTCAGAACAGTATCATTGGGTGTAACAAGGTAATCACGTCCTTCAATTCGTTGATTGCATGTTTTCTTGTTATTTTTCTTGAATACGTTTTTTTGTACGTGTTTGGCGAGAGCACGGAGTTTGTTTTTGAACAGTTCGTGAGGTCGGATTAATGATTTATTTGAACCGGGATTAATAATTGGGTCAAATTCGTTGTTACAATGGATTTCGGACCTCAGTTGAGGACAATCAGTTGGTCTGAATCCTAAATCACCTTCAAAGGGGATAAAACTAGTATTTGAGCAAACGCCATTACGATATACGAAATAACTACAACACTTTGTTTTTTCGAAATTCTGATATTTTTCGTTGTAGTCACCTTGCGCGATCGCCGATAGTTTAGTGAACCTTATCTTACAACATAAGACATCTTCTTCATCTAAACCCAAATCTTCAAGGTGTGGGGGCAGGGCGTGTTTCCCAGAATCATCAAACGTAAATTTCTGACTTGCTTCATCGCTGAAGTATACATTACTGTAATCATATATGGTCTTATCATATATTTCACGAAACGGAACATATACATCATATTCTTTCGCAAAATCTAATTCCACGTTGTCATCAATATCCTCCGATGAAAATTTAGAATGACTGAAAGAATCAATCTTATTACCGCAAATTGATACAGATAAATTTCGGATGGACATATCAGGGATAGGCTCAAAATTAGTGTTCAGATAAGGGGCATAACAGATAGCAATGTGATTACTCACACGTTTAATAAGAGATTCTTCTTCTTCATCGTATTCAATATCATCACAAAGGAAGTCATTATAATCCTTGAAAATTGCCCTATAATCATTGGTAATATTGTTGGAAATAATCATAAATCCGCTATTATGAGTGTAATCAATATCTTTTACTTCTTGAATATAGAATTTTTCAATCATGGACGATTGTGGTGTATCTGGGCGAATCGACTGAACCGTGCCTTGATTATAAACAGCCATATGTAATTTTTGATTGACGATTAGACCAAGAATCATCTTTCCATCAGGGAAGATACAGTGAGAAGCACATTTGATACCTTTTCCATATTTAGAGATATCATTTGTCCCTACATTGCCCTTGGTTTTGTAAAGACTAACTCCATTTTCAAGTTTATCACTGGGAGAAGGAATTGGACCCAAGATATCAAATTCAAATGACCAGAATTTATCGAGCAAATGGTTGATTGAGATATTGCTCGCCATTAAATCAATCAAGTTGTGTAAGATTTCATCGATTGATGAATAAATATCGTGACCCTCGGCACCGTCATCCATGGTGAATTTTAGGCCAAGTTTATCGATGTCAGTATCAGTGTAAGTGATTTCAGCAGACCTAGACTTCGGGGAAGACATGGGTGAACAGAAAGTTTGATTTTCGTTTTCTTGAGTTGTATTCATTTATTGTATAGTTACTCTAATACAATATCAAATCAAATTTTTAAATAGTTTTGATAATTTTAGAAGAAGGTAATCAAGGTAAAATTTGATTTAGTTAGTTAAATAATATTTTTAGCGAATCATATAAATGGAAGATATTCAAGATAAAATCAAAAATAAAATAGATATACTCCCCGATGATAAAAAAAAAGAAATAACTCTTTTAACAAATCCAGATGTCTTGAAATGGTTACATAATGATTTATCATTCATGAAATATCCAACTGACCAGGAAATAACTGGTTATCGGAAAAAAACAATTCAAGTGGATACTGGAAGTTTTATTAGACGAGGTCCAAATAAAGGCAAACCCAAAACAAAAGGAGAACATGTTGATAACAAAGAGAAACCAACATATAAACATTCAAAGGCAATATATAACAAGATGCGTAAAGATGAGGAAGATGAATGGTGTAAACAGATTATGAAGGGGAAAAGACCCGATTTAGTAGATCCTGAAAAAAAGCAGTCTAAATTTGGTCCTCTTGGGGAAGAATTATGTAAAGAATATTATACTTTAATTGGAGAAGACCCTTTTAAGCCTTCCAAGAAAGAAGGTAAATCATACACACTTGATTTAGAAACATTAAGTACGATAATTGAATCAAAGGCGGGTTCTTATTTAACAGGTGGCACAGCGGGTGAAAAAATTTATGGTGTTCCCCGTAAATACATGGAAGTACCCAGATTATATGGAAAACCATTATTAATCATATGTATTGGTGGGTCAGAAAAATTTAGCAGGGATAAATGTCTAATTGGTGATTGTGATATCCCGGAATCAAAATTATTTGCCGATCTATATGAAAAATTAAATATAAGATATGTTGGATTTACGGAATTAATCAATAATTAGTGATCACGACTTCTTCTGTCTTCGCCCCAGGATTTTTAGAGTTAATCGCCCGCCTACATGAAATAACTTTATAATCATACTCTTCTTCATTAAAACCTTCTCTGATAAGAGGAACATTTGCATTGCTCATCATGATTTTTGCTCTTTCCGAAACCTCATTACACATAGAGAATAATTTTTTATGTTGCTCAATATCAAAACCATCCTTAGTATATCCTACGAATGATGTATCATTCTCTGGGGCATAAGGTGGATCCAAATAAATAAAATCACCATCTTCTGTTTCAGAGAGAGCTTGCGAAAAATCACAGTGAACAAATGTAACCGGTTGTAGTAGTTCTGAGATAGATAATAGTTCTTCTAAAGGAAAGACTACATTTAAATAATGACCATAAGGGATATTCATCCCATTTGGACCTTCCCTATACATTCCTCTGAATCCCGTTTTATTCAAGAATATGAAATATGCTGATGAAATGATTGTTGTTTTATCTGTTTCTTGATTGAATTTTTTTCGCATCCAGTAGTAATATGATTCTTTTGAAGATAAACCTTCTTCTTCATTCATAGGTTTTTTATTTCCTTTCACCTCTACAATACTATGATATATGTCAATGATTCTAGTAAATTCTTCGTGTAGTTCTTGGACTCTCATCTTGATATTTTCATATGTATGAATTAATGATTCATTGAGATCATATGAAAATATATCACCTGTAACATTGATTAAATTCCCTTTTGATGCCCAGAGTAAGGCTAGTAAAACACTTCCTCCACCGAGGAATGGTTCGCGATAATTATTCATTTCTTCAGGGAATCCGTTGATAATGTGTTGAATATGTTTTTGTTTCCCACCAACCCATTTTAAAAACGGACTCGGTAAGTCTCTTTTATCAATATTCATGATTATATATAATACTTGGCTATAAATATTTAAATCAAATTTAATATTGAAATTCATAGAAAATTATCATAAAAAAATAATGATATAGAATGATAATAATGATTAATTTTTTTTACAGATGGGGATAGGGGACGGCTTCGTGATGATATGATGGAAAGATCTTAAATATCCAACCTTTAGCCCCACTCCGGTAATAACCCTCATATCCGGGCTGTGTTAGTCGCCACCCGTCTTGGTAATTATTGAGAGTTTCTTCGCTCGGATTTTTAAGATATTCTTTTTCTACTCTTTCAAGATACGAAGTGTCCGATAGACGGGACGAATCATTGATTTCTAGCCAGCGGTGGGTGTGGTTGTTATGAAGGTTTCCGGTAATCCAGTACTTGTTCGCTTTGACCCACTGCTTTTCATATTCTTCGGCATTGTCGCAGGGGGTCTGAAAGAAATAAATCGCCGGACCCATGATAGATGCTGAATCTGGGCACAATTCACCTTCGCGAACATAAATATAATCTCGCTTATATCCATGCTCAATCTCGTCCATCTCAAGCCAGATATTCTTCCACTTGATTTCGGGTGTTAGCCAGTGCTCGGGTGGACAGTATGTCCTTTCCTTGTATTTGGGGATATATCTCACTTCCTTTTTCACGTTGTTTCCCCTATAATCTCCGTCATCCCAAGAGACACGTTTTTCATAACCGTCCTTATACTGAATCTTGTAGATGAAAGATCCAAGAATTCCTGAACTTTTCGTATCAATGAGTTCTTGGAACTTATCGGAGGAATGATGATCTGTCTCCTTCTTTACCTCGGTCTTGGGTTTGATTGGGAAACGCTGGTGACCCTTCTTCTTCTTCTTTGCTTGCGGTAGCGTCATCGGTTGGAGCGTCAACTTGTCTAGTCTGTTCAACCACTTCTTCTTATGATGAATCCGAGGAATGTCTTCCTCTGTAGAGATGGACTGAGAAGGTCTTTCGTTTACAACGATGTAACTTCCTGGTGAAACATTTGACGTGTTCAGGATGTATTCAATTTCATCTTCATAGCGAAAAGTTTGTTCCAGAGGAACGTTGTTGATCGTTGCATCGGCCCAGGATACCTTCTTGGAGTAGAGATATCCTTCTTTCTGACCGAGTTCACGATAGTGAACTGGAGTCAGGGAACCGTCACCTTGAGCGACAAACAT